TAATTCCGGATGAGTAATCGCATTTAATTTTGAAAACTATGACGACAACAACGAAGAAGAAAACGACAACGACTAAGGCAGTATCACTGGAACTGCCAAGAAATCCATTTGTCTTTGAAGTTTTGGATCTTGTTTCCAAACAGAGAAGCAAGGCAAAGAAGATTGAAGTTCTGAAGAAGTATGGGCATATTTCTTTGAAGGCAACATTAATTTGGAACTTTGATGAGAGTATAATCTCCATGCTTCCTGAAGGTGAGGTTCCTTATTCTGGATTTGAGGATCAGGCATCATCAAATGGAACTCTGACCACTAAAATCACAGAAGAAGTTCGTAGAATGCATGAAATGGATTCATTTTCTATGGGTTCGAGTGATAAGAATGGTCACACTACAATTCGTAGAGAGTTTAAAAACTTCTATCACTTTCTTAAGGGTGGTAATGATGCTATGAGTGGTGTTCGTCGTGAAACGATGTTTATCAATATTCTTGAGGGACTTCATCCATTAGAGGCAGAGATTGTTTGTCTTTGTAAGGATAAAAAACTTTCCGATAGATATAAGATCACAAAAGAAATTGTAAGTGAAGCATATCCAGATATTACTTGGGGTAATCGTTCATAATTATGGCAAATCAATTGGGAGATGCTCCCACTAAAATAGAAGAGGAACAGTCTATGACTTCATGGACACCATCAGAAAAAGAAAATTCTAAATCCGTATATGGATGTGATATACTGATAGAAAATGGAACTTGGGAAAAAGTATCTACTAAAGATTGTCCTTATGATGCCATGATAATCACCTATGTGGTTGATGGAGAGACGAGATATGATTTAACTCGTAGTCAAAAGGAAGTTCGTATCTTTAACATGTATTGGGATAAGTTCCGTGAGAATTTGAAGGGTATTGGTTTTGGTATGGGAAGAACCAATCCAAAACTATGGGGACTGGAACCACCACCCCCAACCAAAAAGCGGAAATAGTTCCAAAAAAGTCGGGAAAAAATCTCCAGCAATTTTTTGGTCTGTAGGGTCGATTATAAAATTGTCACAGCACCTCTTCACAGGGGTGCTTTTTCGTTTATAATACGGGAGTAGTCAATCACAATGACATGACACTCGAAATGATTCCCCTAACTCCATCTGATCTTCAAAGACCAAAAAGAATTTCACCTTTAGTAGATTGTAAATTAAAACTTTTTTTGTCTTGTATTAATGATGTTTTATTTTTAAATCCCGAAAGTATTCCTGCATTATCAGATGATGATCTTTCTCTTGTGGATGATGAAATTTGGTTTTTGTATTCAACACTTAAAGTTAAAAAATCTTATTTTGAGTCTTTAGATTTGCCTGAGTATCATGATGATTATGAACAACTTGAAAAAATTATAAGAAAAATGGTTATTGCAAAAAGATTTATCAAAGAGATTGATAGAGAAAAATACTTTCGTCTTTTTAAAAGGGTATGATCTACTTTCCGACAAATATACGAATAGAGAAGAACTTAAATTTTTTATTCGTTCTATTAAATCTAAAATTAATGATTTGTTCACTAGTAAATCTCCTAGAATTTTTTCTAAAATGTGTGAATATATGCTTGATAATTATGGTGATGAAGCATTGAATAAAATGACAACATCCGTTATTTTTAACAAATCTGAGTGTGGGGTTGACTAAATACAGTATAGGGTCTATAATAGACCTATCGTTCATCAGAGGAAACTCTGACGCAAGTAAGTCGCGGAACGGAGCGTTCATCCCATGTTAGAACTATTATTCTACACAACCCTCACCTGTCAGCAAACTGATTCTATCATCCTGCGTATGCAGAAAAATGAGAACATTGGTAATGACTTTAGGATTGAGTTGGTTGAGACAATGAAGGAGTCAAATCCCGAATGTTATTGGGACGCAAACGACTAAAGGAACGGGCCTAAAAATCCAATTACTTTAGGAGTAAAATCATGTCTACTATCACTTATCGTGGTGTTAAGTACAACCCAGAAGCATACAAAGCTGCTGTGTTGGCAGAGCAAACCGCAAATCGTAACCACAATCTCATGTATCGTGGTATCAAAATCGAACGCAAGTTTGCATCTAAAAGTTGATAATTAACGCACTTAACTTTCCTGAGGGTTGCAAGACCCTCTTTTTTTATGCTATAATAAAATTTGAGATAGAAAAAATGATGGACAGGGAGTATTGTGAAAAGTATTATTATTATGCTAAACGTTATAAATTTTCTTTAGTTCATCCATTGAATATAGATTTAGTTAGAAAATTTATTGGGTCGCATACTATATTCGGTATCCCTTCGTCTTTAGTAATAGAGAATATGGGAGTGTATCAGATGTTATTTGATATGGGTCGGAAATATGAAAGTGACAATAATAAAAGTTGGGAAGGGGGAGAAGACATGGGTCGTTGATCGATACTTCTTTTATGCTATAATGACATCGAAGTAATATAGTGTATGGAAAAAGAAAGAGTTAATTTGATCATTCGTAATTTGGAACTTCTTTTAGATTCTCTAAAGGCAGAAGTAAATTCTGATAGAGATGATAAGGTAGACTATAATCCATATAGTGAATATACTGAAGATTACGATGAAGTCTATGATGAGGAAAATGACTGAAACAAAAAAAGCAAAAGAACTGGTAAAATTGCTTGAGAGACTGATCGAGAAAGATTACCTCTACAGTGAAGAAAGCATCAGAGAAATGAAATCACAACTGCGTTCGGTAAAACAGCAGATTGTTGATATAGATAAAAAGAACTCAAAAGGATTTGGAGCATGAATGTAAAATTGATCAGTGTTACACCTGATGCTGAAAAAATGATGGGATATGTGGCACGAGTGTCAAATCCTTCTAATCAAGAGAATCCAAAGGTTGCAGGTCTTCTCAAGTATTGCGTTAAACATCAGCACTGGAGTGTCTTTGAGCAGTCATTCATGACTCTTGAGATTGAGACCACAAGAGGACTTGCGGCTCAAATCTTGCGTCATCGGAGTTTTACATTTCAAGAGTTTTCTCAGAGATATGCAGACTCATCTTTGTTGAGTACAAATATTCCTCTACCAGAACTTCGTCGTCAAGATACAAAAAACAGGCAGAATTCTATTGATGATATTGATGAATTTAAAGTTCAGAAGTATCAAATGTTGATGCAAGATTATTTTTCCAGAGGTATGGAACTATATCAAGAAATGCTCAGTGATGGAATTGCAAAGGAATGTGCTCGTTTTGTGCTTCCTTTAGCAACTCCTACAAGACTTTATATGAGCGGATCTTGCCGCAGCTGGGTGCATTATATTGATTTGAGATCTGCTCATGGAACTCAAAAAGAGCACATGGATATTGCAGAAGCATGTAAAAATGTTTTTGTAGAGCAATTTCCAACAGTATCAGAAGCACTGGAATGGATCTAAATATTTTATATTGAGGTGAAAATTTTGGCAACATATCCGATTATTAATAAAGAAACTGGTGAGCAAAAGGAAGTCGTTCTGAGTGTTCATGAATGGCCAAAATGGTGCGAAGAGAATAGTGATTGGATTCGTGATTGGTCAGATCCATCCACTTGTCCCCAACCTACAGAAGTTGGTGAATGGAGAGATAAACTCGTAGCAAGAAATCCTGGATGGAATGAGGTTTTAAATAAGGCATCAAAAGCACCGGGTTCAAAAGTGAGTAAAATCTAATGGCAAGAAGAAAAAGAGCATCTGCAAATGATCAACCCATTGGAGTTGGTCTTACAACAAAGCAGATGAAAAGAAAGAAACCATTAAGTTCTTCATACTTAATAGACATAGACCCACGTAATGATAATCAAAAAAGATTATTTGATTCTTATAAGGAAGGAAAGCATTTAGTCGCATATGGTTGTGCAGGGACAGGAAAGACTTTTATAACCCTCTTCAACGCACTTAAAGATGTATTAGATGAGAACACTCCTTATGAGAGAATATACCTTGTGAGGTCTCTTGTAGCAACCAGAGAGATTGGGTTTCTTCCTGGATCCCATGAAGACAAGGCAGACATCTACCAAATTCCATATAAGAATATGGTAAAGTATATGTTTCAGATGCCAAGTGATGCTGATTTTGAGATGTTATATGGCAATCTCAAATCTCAAGAATCAATTAAATTCTGGAGCACATCATTTCTTCGTGGAACCACACTTGATGATGCGATTGTAATTGTTGATGAATTTCAGAACCTGAATTTTCATGAACTCGATAGTATCATCACTCGTGTTGGTGAAAATACCAAAATTTGTTTCTGTGGTGATGCTCGTCAGTCAGATTTGAATAAGGCAAATGAAAGGAATGGTATTGTTGACTTTATGAACATCTTGCGTAAAATGCCATCATTTGATATAATTGAGTTTGGTATTGATGATATTGTTCGATCTGGTCTAGTCAAAGAGTATATCGTAGCAAAAACAGAAGCAGGTTTTTAATGTTTAATCATGTTGATTTGAATCTCCCTACTCTTGAAAGGGAGACTATTGATGGAGTCAGATATTATTCTGTTCCTGATGAAAAAGAACTCTTAAAATTAGTTTCTATCACTTCGGTGACGAGTCATTATAATAAGGAGACTTTTGTAAAATGGAGAAAAAGAGTTGGTGATGAAGAAGCAAATCGAGTCACAAAGGCGGCAACTGGTCGTGGAACAGACATGCATACTCTTGTAGAGTATCATCTGAAGAATGAAGATCTTCCAAAAGTTCGTCCTATTTCTGAGTTCTTATTTAAGATTTCTAAGGGAACTTTAAAGAATATTGATAATATTCATGCTCTGGAAACTTCCCTATATAGTAAGCAGTTAGGAATTGCTGGAACCGTCGATTGTATTGCAGAATACGAGGGTGAATTAGCAATAATTGACTTCAAGACTTCTAAAAAACCGAAACCAAGAAATTGGATCGAAAACTATTTTGTCCAATGTGCAGCATATGGTTGTATGTTGTATGAAATGACTGGTATTCCGGTCAAAAAATTTGTAATCATCATGGCTTGTGAAAATGGAGAATGCGTCGTCTATGAAGAAAGAGACAAATCAAAGTACATCAAACTTCTTACCGAATACATTAGAAAGTTTGTTACAGATAAACTGGAACTATATGGAACCGAATAAGGAACTAGAAAAAGCAATTGCAAGTAAATTTCTAACACCATCTAGGTTTGCACTTGAAATTGAAAAGATTGTTGCAGAAGAGAAAATTAATTATATTGATGCAATTGTTCACTACTGTGAACTTAATGAACTTGATGTAGAATCAGTCACGAAACTTGTATCAAAACCACTGAAAGAAAAACTGAAGTGGGATGCTACGAGACTTAATTTTATGAAAGCAACTTCGAAAGCAAAATTACCTTTATGAAAGTGACGCCATTTGATACCTACCAACATTATTTGTCACTCAAAAATCATTTTACAAACCCAAAATACGACTTCTTCCGATATGGTGCGAAGACCCGTGCAAGTGTATCTTCATTCAATAAAAGAAGAGATAAGTATTGGTTCGAGAAAACTAGTCGTAAATATAATGATGAAGAAGTCGTAAAATTTCTTGTATCTAATTTCGCATACGCCGACAACCCACAAAACTTATGGATTGGAGAAATTATCAGTTCTGGAGAAAGAACCTACCAAGATTGGACAAAGAGACAACAGAGTTTGACTTACTTGTTCAAAGAACAAAGCAACGAATTACTCTCGAACAACGAATTAGAGAATCTATTCAGTTGTTCGAAAGGTCATCCAACAATCTTAAAAAGATTTCTTGGTGGAGACATAAGTCTTGAAACTTTTGTAATCTATGATAGAATATTCTCATTCAGAAAGAAGTTTGATAAGAAACTGAAAGATCCTGTATGGGAAACCGTAAGTTTAAAACTCCAAAAATATTCTCCCTTTCTAAATATTGATGTATTCAAATTTAAAAAAATTTTGCGGGACCTTGTAGATGAGTGACTTTTTTGATTCTGAAATCATTCAGGAAGAACTGAGTGAAATCAATGAAATGCAAGAAAAAATCTACGAGAGTTTTATTACTTTCGGTAATATGTCCCGTGAACAAAAACTTGAGCACGTTGAAATACTTACAAACTTGCTGAAAAACAGC